GGGTATATTATTGAACATGGTTTCATACACTCAACGCGTTATGTAGCAATTGTGCAAATTCATTCCATAACTCAATTGTCAATTCTGTTGTTAAACCACCCGTCACGTCAAATAACTCTTTGTCATTCAATAAGTCAAGAAATATTTTATTCGTATCCCATTTTACCATTCCATCTTTCTTTTTGCTCTCTATGATACGTTTGCGCATTTGTAAAGAAAACAGGGTGCGTGCATGGCCATTACCCATCTGACTTATTATTTCATCTAACAGATCTTCATTAATCGCATAGGATGCGATAATTCCACGGTTATTTATCGTTGATACAGTATTTCTTATCTGATTGAATTCAACAATTTCAGCATCATCTATCTGTGGAATTTTTTCTCTAAGGGTCTCTATATGTTTTTTCTTAATAGCATTTTTTCGAGTTAGAACTGGAGGTGTTGAATACGCCAATCTCGCAGTTACGTTTGGATCTAACGGTATAGTCTCGGTTATTGATTCAATTATTTCGTTTCTACCGACTGATTGTTTTCTAACTGCATTCGATACGCCATGCAATGCTGTAAACAGCTCATCATCCGACAATATGTTTGAAAATATTGGGTCTGGAGTATTTCTGGTTACCGACGTTAGCAATGTTGGAGTTGTTATATTCAAATCATCGACACTATATCCTCTTGTTTTACCAATTTTGATTCTTGGTAATGCTACTTTAGGTTTGTTTTTCTTCACTTTTTTCAGAAAACTTACTGCAGATTTCAATGCGTCAACGACCCCTGAAAACATTGAAGGAAATGAAGTTGCTAAGGAAAATACGCTCATAACGGATGAAGTTATATCTGATATATTATTTTTAGCTATAAACTCATTGACCTGGTTTGTGAGAGTACGAAGATCATTGTATAACGGCGCGGTTATTGATTCATTATACTCCCATCCTCCAGTTGTAAATTCCGGATCAGATGGCAGTAGGGCAGTGTATGTAATAGATGCATCAAATGCTTTTTCTATCTTTGGATATCCTGACATAAAACCTGAATGGACTAATGTGCCGTTTCCGACCACTATTATTGCATTTTCATCGGATGGGTCCTCTCTCCATGCTGGCACATCGACAGCAGAAAATGAGTCATAGAACGGGTCTGATTTTGGTACTTTAATTTCCCAAGCAGTCTTATACTCTGGATTGATGACTTCAAATCTCAAATATACGGCAAGTCCTGTGTATTTTGAAGAGTCAATCTGTCCAAACCCACCGTTTTTAAATCGCAATCTGGACATTCCTGGGTGGTTAACTATTTTACCTAGGTCTCCTGCTTTGTTCTGTCTGAACAGAAAGCTTTCCCACTTTGAAGTAATGTCAAATGTCTGTTGTAAATCCGTTGTGAAATTTTTAGCGTAGATTGAGTTAGCTAAATTCCATTCAGTTTCAGTATACCAAACATTTACAATGTCACCTCTTGCTAACGTCATGAGTTTTCCAGTATACCAAATTGGACCTATGCCTGGATCCCATTTCCCTACCTGTTTCGTTGGATGTGGGGTTGTAATTGTGAGTGCATTGACTGTTTTTCCATCTCTTTCATAAGTATAAAACTCTTCTACCGTTTTGAAGCCAGAATCCACGAGCCAATTTCCAAAAGGACCGCCCATTATTCCCCATCCTTCGATTGACATTTTAACCTTAATCCTGAAATTCTCCGTTACAACTTTCCAGAAACCATCTTGCGTTTCGGTTATAGTCGCTCTATTTTGCAGTCTTCGCTCTGTAGGTTTGGTTCTGAGTTTCGAATTGACTTCAGCGTACCGTGCGATTTTAATGTCGCGCTTTGGGATGAATGTTATTGAAGATTGCGTTGCTGTTATTTCAATATTATTCTGTGTGTCATCTGGATATGAATATATGTATAGCATTCCGTCAATCGTAATTTCAAAACTAAAATTAATTCCATCTGCGGTATTCTTTTGACCGAGCATTTGTAATACTGCGTCTATGAAAGGCATTTTATTGTTATATATGTTTGTATCCAATATTATTTTCTTACTTTGAATTTTCTTGATACATAACCATGCTGAGCCTTTGTGGGGTTTCACGTCCGAATATTCGCCACCATGTGGTTTTGATCTCCATTCTACCTCTCTATCGTTTGGAGAGAACGTCAGTACCAAATAATTTCCTTGATTTTTGAGATCTTCTATTATCTTATTCGAGAGAGGCTTTGTATAGTTATTGCCTTTTTTGATCGTGTATTGCGCTATCTTTTTTCCATTTATTTCTTGCTCTGTCCTTTGTGGCGCTCCATTTGGATTGAAGTCTTCCAAATACATGCGTGTTTCAGTTGGTTTTGTATTCTTAAAACAGTAATATTTTTCGTCACTTAATATCTCCTTTTCGGGTAGATTGTTCTTGCTACTTTGCGTCGTTGTGTCTCCATTTTCTTGTCTCACATACGTCTCGTCAACGTAGTAAGTCTGTGAAAATAGAGTTCTGAGAGCCATGTTAATGCC